AAGAACCAGAGTTTAAATTTGAACCAGTTAAGTTTGATGATAAGGCATTGCAAGAATTAACAAGACTTGATAAGATACCTAACCATCCTGCTTATCAGATGTTTGTTGAGAAACGACATTTAAAAGAACATCATAAGAAACTTTATGTCACTTGGCATTTTTATACTTGGGTCAATTCTATTATACCTAATAAGTTTCCTGTCATCAAAGAAGATCATCCAAGAGTTATTATACCTTTTCTAGATATAGATAATAAGATGTTTGCATTTCAAGGCCGTGCATTTGGTGATGAACAACCAAAATATATAACAATTAAATTAGATGAAAAGAAAAGAAGAATATATGGTCTTGACAAATTAGATGTCAATAAGAAGACATATATAACAGAAGGACCTATTGATAGTTTGTTCTTACCTAATGCTATCGCAGTCGCAGGTTCTGATCTAGAAATACCTAAACTTAAAAAACATGCAGTATATGTGTTTGATAATGAACCAAGAAACGAGGAAATAGTTAAAAAAATGCAAAGATTAATAGAAAAAAATTATAATATATGTATATGGCCAAAGTCATTGAAACATAAAGATATTAACGATATGGTCATTGCTGGTATGACACCAGCAGAGGTTCAAGGTATTATAGATAGTAATACTTTTTCAAGGTTATCAGCGTATCAACAATTAAACAATTTTAAGGAGGTTTAATGTCACCAGACAATATTAGCGTTATTAAACGAAATGGTAGGGGGACAGAACCTCTAGACTTAGAGAAAATACATGAAATGGTTAGATATGCTTGTCAAGACTTATCTGGTGTTTCAGAATCCCAAGTAGAAATGTCAAGTGGTATGCAAATCTATGACAAAATCTCCACAGATGAAATACAACAAATTTTAATTAGGTCTGCTAGTTATTTAATCTCACTAGATAATCCTAACTATCAATATGTGGCTGCTCGTTTGCTTCTTTTCAGTTTAAGAAAATCTCTCCATCATAGATTATGGGAGCATCCACATTTAAAAGAACACATCAAAAAATGTATTGAATTAGGTGTGTATGATTCAGAATTTAATAACTGGTATGATGAAAATGAAATTAATGAAATGCAAGATGTTATAAAGCATGAAAGAGATTATTTGTTTTCATATGCAGGTCTTAGACAGGTTATTGATAAATATTTGGTCCAAGATAGATCGTCTGGTCAGATATACGAAACGCCACAATTCATGTATATGATGATTGCGGCAACATTGTTTAGAAACTATGATAAGGATAAAAGAATAAGTTATGTTAAAAAATATTACAATGCTATTTCCCAGCATCTTATTAATATTCCAACGCCTGTTATGGCTGGTGTCCGTACTCCTCTACGTCAATTTAGTAGTTGTGTGCTTGTTGATAGCGCTGATACTTTGGGCAGTATCTTTAGTAGTGACATGGCTATTGGACGTTATGTGGCCCAAAGAGCAGGGATTGGAATTAATGCAGGAAGGATCAGAGGTATCAATTCACGCATTAGAGGCGGTGAGGTACAGCATACGGGAGTTATTCCTTTTCTCAAAAAATTTGAAGCAACGGTCAAGTGTTGCACTCAAAACGGTGTTCGAGGTGGTAGTGCAACAGTACACTTCCCTATTTGGCACCAAGAAATAGAAGACATCATTGTCTTAAAGAATAACAAAGGCACAGAGGATAATCGTGTTAGAAAACTAGATTACTCTATACAGTTATCAGAATTATTTTACAAAAGGTTTATTGAAAATAAAGATATTACTTTATTCTCACCTCATGATGCTCCTGATTTATATGATGCATTTGGTACACCAGAGTTTGATGAAATGTATGAAAAGTATGAAAGAGCAACAAGTGTCAAAAAGAAAAAGATACCTGCTCAAGAATTATTTTTATCAATACTAAAAGAAAGAGCAGAAACAGGTCGTATCTATATCATGAATATAGACCACTGTAATACTCATAGTTCTTTTAAAGATGTTATTAGAATGTCTAATCTATGTCAAGAGATTACATTACCAACAGAACCACTAGAACATATTGATGGTCAAGGTGAAATTGCTTTATGTATTTTAAGTGCTATCAATCTTGGTCAAGTAAAAAATAAAGAAGAATTAGAAAACTTATGTGATTTATCTGTGAGAGGTTTAGAAGAATTAATTGATTTACAAAACTATCCAGTTAAAGCTGCAGAGGTATCAACAAAAGCAAGAAGAAGTCTAGGTATTGGTTATATTGGTTTAGCACACTTTCTAGCAAAAAATAAAGTTAAGTATGATAGTCCAGATGCATGGAAACTTGTAGATGAATATACAGAGGCATTTCAATATTATTTACTTAAAGCAAGTAATCAATTAGCAAAAGAGAAAACACCTTGTACATACTTTAACAAAACTAAATATTCAGAAGGAATAATGCCTATACACACCTATAAGAAAGATGTGGATAGTGTAGTAAAAAGGAAATTAGACTATGACTGGAATGGCCTTAGTAGAGATATTAAAACATATGGACTTAGACATTCGACCTTGTCCGCACAAATGCCTAGTGAAAGTTCGAGCGTGGTGTGCAATGAAACGAATGGTATCGAGCCGCCTCGTGACTTCTTGTCAATTAAGAAATCAAAAAAAGGACCACTCAAACAAATAGTTCCTGGGTATCCTTATATCAAAAATCATTATACTTTACTTTGGGATATGCAAGGTAATGAGGGTTATATAAATATCGTTGCAGTAATGCAAAAATATTTTGATCAAGCAATTTCAGGTAATTGGTCATATAATCCTGAACAGTATGAAGGTAATGAAGTTCCACTATCAACAATGGCAAAAGATTTATTAACCACTTATAAATTAGGTTGGAAAACATCTTACTATCAAAATACTTACGATAGCAAAAATGATAATGATGAACCAGCACATCCAATAGGTGGACCAGAAAATGAATTAAAGACTAGATCAGAATTTGATAGTCAAGAAGATTATGATGAATATTGTGAAAGTTGTGCTATATAAGGAGAGACTATGCCATACTTAAACCATAACTTACCACCCTTTAGTGCTTATATAAGAAACGAATACTTATACAATCATACTAAAGGACATGGTGATTTTACTTTCGCTGATGTTCATACTGTTAACTGTATGGAAAGAAGAGCAATATTATTTGAATGTTTATTACCAAATGGTGTAAACTGGACAAGACGACCAATCAACGCATTTGTTTGGAAAAAAGATGCACCTAAGTATCCTATGAATATTCATATGTATTGGGATTGTTTTAGTTCGTATGTAAATGTCAATAAAAGAAATAGACTTGCAAACTGTCGAGCAGAATTAGTTGATTGGCATGGTACTAAAAGAAAAGGTACTTATATGTTTACAATTGATTTTGGTTGGGAAGATAAAGCGGCAATGTTAGATACTAACTTTGCTGAAGATCCTGAACATAAATGTGCCCATATGTTTAGAATGGATGACGGTAATTTTTTCGCATATCCTAACAATAGAACGATATGGTATGATGATGCATTTATGGAAGAACGATTAACAGGTAATCCTGGTTATTTAATTGATCAAAACTTTTACACAGTTGAGAATACTAGAGAAGATAGTATTACTGATGATTCTTATTTCACACAATGGGAAAGAGAAGAAGCAGAACAATTTAACGTAGAGAATGATGACCAGACACCAATAGGACCAATACATCAAAAACATAAACATGATGAGGAATAGTGAAAGTATTTTATGACCACATCTATGGTAATACAACGAAGTATGATTTAATATACGGACTTGCATTAGCAGAGGTTGAAAAAGAAGAAGAAGATCAAGCATTAAAATTAGGTTGGACACCTATGGATGCTTTCTTCTATCAGACAGATAAACAGTTGTGGGTACAAGCGAGAACAACAAGAATTGATTTAAGTAAATTTTCTCTTAAAAAGAAACATAGACAATACTTAAAGAAAGAAATTACTGGTAAGTATTATCCTGATGATAATCCTTGGCAGAAAGAATGTGACATTATATTTAAACAGTATTGTGATTACAAAGGATATGATGATCATGGAAGTGAATTAGTTGATAAAGAGTATGGTAATAAAGACTATTTTATTTACTGGCACGATAGTAAAATTATAGGTTATACTCAATTAACTAGATTTAAGAAATCAATAGTTGCAGGTGAATTTGCTTGGAACTATGAAAATCCTGAACTAAGTTTAGGCACAGTTGCACAAAATTACGAGTGTGCCTTATACAAAGATATGGGTTATGAATACTATTATTCATCATATGCTTATGAAAATGTATGTGAATATAAGTCTCACTACAATGGATTTGAATGGTGGACTGGTAGAAAATGGAGCGAAGATAAAGAGTTGTTTAGAAATTTACTAGACAAAGACAGCAAGGTAGAAAATCTAAAAGATTTATACTACAGGCATAAGGATTATTACAAGGAGATATAAAATAAAATGGCAAAGAGTGTTTACAATAAAGATGCAAGTGTGGATTTCACAAAGCAACCAATGTTTTTTGGAGAAGATAACGCAGTACAAAGGTTTGATACATTTAAGTATCCTATCTTTGATAAACTAACAGATCATCAATTAGGATTGTTCTGGAGACCACAAGAAGTCTCATTACAGAAAGATAGAAATGACTGGCAAGAATTAAGACCAGAACAAAAACATATCTTTACAAGTAATCTTAGATATCAAACATTATTAGATAGTGTACAAGGTCGTGGCCCATGTTTAGCATTTTTGCCATTTTGCTCATTACCAGAACTTGAAGGTTGTATCTTGATATGGGATTTTATGGAATCTATACACTCTAGGTCTTATACATATATAATTAAAAATATATATTCTAATCCGTCTGATGTTTT